TTATTCGGCGGGGAACAGGCCGGGTTGGGTGCGCTGGGTTTCGAGCTGGCGGATGCGGTCGATGACCCGATAGAAATGCTGAACGCTGATGCCGTGCTTGCGACAGACCTCATCCCGGTTGCGGCCATTGTAGTCGGTCCAGATGGCCCAGTGCTTGTCCTCGATGTCGAATGCCAGGCCGACCGGGAAATAGACCTGCTGGCCGCCCCATGAGCGGCGCATGCGGTCTACCAGGTCGGCGGCGATGGCAGCGGCGGTGGCGGCTTCCAGGCCGTTCTGGACCAGGACGTGGACGGTGTGGTCGCGCAGCTCCTGGAGCAGCTCGGGGCCGTTGGAGCGGGCATCAGCCATGCAGGTGCAACTCCACGTTGACGCGGGCGGCCCAGTTCTTGAGGCGCTCGATTAGCTCCTGGGCCACGTCGTGGGGCAGGAACTCCAGGCGCTCGTAGCCGGTCCCGGCCTTGCGGCGGGTGGATGCCCGCACCCACGCCTGGAGGCCGCGTTCGGTCGTGTCGCGCAGGATGCCGGTCTTGCCCATTTCCCCCCAAATGTACCGCATCAGGTCGAGCTGGGCCTCCGAGGCGTTGGTGAAGTGCGTGTCCGCCGGCTGCGGCCGGCTGGGCTTGGCCTTGGTGGCTGCCTTGAATCCCTTGGAGCGCATTTCGTCGACGGCGGCCTTGAGGCCGTCGATGGTCATGGTGGTGGCGGAGTACTTGTCGCCGATCAGGCTCGCGCCGTGGCGCTCCAGGAGCGCGCGGTAGTCTTCTTCCTCCATGTGCAGGGCGCGCTTGCCCACCACCAGCAGGCGGTAGAGGCGATGGCGGAAGGCGTCCTGGCGCGGGGATTCCTTCATCGGCTGATCCACTCTTTCCAGCCGTCATGCAACACCCGGAGCTTGTCGCTGGTGACCGAGGCGAGGAAGGCGGCATGCTGGCGCACCTCCGCATCGCGGTCTTCGGGATAGTCGAGCACGTTGCGCCAGGCGCCGTTGCTGTTGATTTGCAGCCTCATACCTTCGACCCCTTGAGGCTGAAGACACGGAACGCTACGGGCTCACCGCGGCGTTCGCGCTGGAGGCGGTCGGCGATCTTTCTGGCGGTCTTGGTGGCGGCATCGATGTCGCCGCGAGTGGCGCCGGTCATCACCTCATTGCCGTGCGTCGTGACGCGATAGGCAAACTGCGCGCCTTTCAGCCTGGGCGCCCAGGGGGCTTCGGTGTAGGGTGCGATCTCGATCTCGGATGCGCTCATTTTCTGCCACCATCAGTTGTCGCAAGCGTCCAGCTCTTCGGCAGGTTGCCTTCGATGTGGCAGGACTTGCACACGCGGCGCGGCTGCCAGCCCTTGGTCCGGTATTCGACCGTCTTGCTGCGCTCTACCGTGGCACCGCAGCGGCAGGTGTGCATCTGCTGGCAGTAGCATGGCCCTCCGCCGGTCTGGTGCTTCGGACAGGTGACGCCGCTCATGCCGCGTTCTCCATCGCCTCTTGGGCTTCCTCGGCCAGCAGCGCGCTGACCAGCTTGTCCACTTCGCTGTCGACAGACTTGATCACCACGGCGTCGCAGTCGGCGGTGATGCGGATGCCGAGGCTCTTGAGGTCGCCGGCAGTGAGGTCGTAGACGCCGGGCTTGTGGACGGATTCGCGGACGCGGATCAGCAGCTCGGCCTGGTCCCTGGGGAGCTTGGCCCGGATGCGCGCGATCACCTTGGCTTCATCGTCGAACTCGACGGTGCCGCGCTGCTTGATGATGCCGACCTTGACGCCGTGCAGAGTGCGGGTGCGCGGCTTGTCGAACAGCGCCTTGCCGTCTTCGATGGCGGCCTTGAGATCGGCCTGCGCCTGGCGGGCCTGCTGCACCGCCTGCTTGATGGCGGCGAGGCGGGCGCGCTTGACCTGCTCGATGGCATCGTTCATCTCGGTCACCAGGGCGGCGAGCGCGTCGCGCTCGGTGGCGTAGGCGGCGGCGAACTGTTCAATTTCCTGCATCATGTTCATCGGGTGTTGCTCCTCTCTTAAATCGGCGGGTTCAAACCCGCCCTACATGTCAAACTCAATACGCAGTTGGCGCAGCAACTCCTCGGTGGAGATGCGGCGCAGCACCTTCTCGCGGCGCAGAGCGGCCATTGCGCGTTTGCGGAACCAGGCGGCCTCGCGCTCGATGTCGGCTTTGTCGGCGGCGATGTAGTAGCCGCCTTCGTTGCCGGCCTTGTGGACGATGGCGAGGCCGTCTTCTTGCAGCTCTGCGATGACGGTGCGGATCTGCCGGGTCTGGTCGACGCGGCGGAGCGGGATGATCTGGCGGCCGGTGGCGGCGTGGTAGAGCTGGTACATGTTGATGCACTCGTCGGGACCGACACGGTCCTCCAGCAGCACGCGCACGCGGCGCTTCAGTTCATCCCGTTCCAGGTCATTCATCGCTTCCGTTTCCTCCCAGGGCTTGCTTCTTCCAGTCGGGCGGCGGCCCACTGCGCGGCTTGGTTGTCTCCATCACCTGCACCGGGCCTTGCGTGGAGCTGCGGCCGTAGCGGTAGCTCTTCTCGGTCTCGGCCTTCTGCTCGGCGAGGCCGGCGGCCTTGTTTGCGGAGCCTGCAACGATCTTGCGCAGGAGGCCGTTGCCGCTGAGCGGCAACTGACTGAGCCCGGACGGCGAAGGAGCCCCCGGTAGCCGGGCCTTGGCGGGCGCAGCAGCCAAGGTGTGCCGGCGTAGAGTCATTTGTGGCCAGGGCCTCAACGAGGCCCGTGGGACGCAGGACGTGCCGGGGCCGCGCGAAGCGCATGCTTGTCCTGAGTCCGAATGTCGCCGGGTCAACTCGGATGTTACGCGGCGACTTCATGAGGGCCAGGACACGCTTGTCCAGGTTGGGCATGGCCAGCACCTTTTCGATGCAGGCGCTCCAGAGGTCGGCGGGCGCGGCGTAAGTGATGCCGCCGTGGGTGACCTGGGCGGCCTTGATCTCGGCGGCCAGGTCGTTGAGCAGAGAGACCATGCGGCTCCAGCGCAGGCCCTGCTTGAGCGGCTTGTGCAGGCGCAGGTAGGCCGGCATCAGGCGGGCCACCGCGGGCTGCAGCTCGCCCATCAGGGCGGCGAAGCGGCGCGCATCGGCGTCGTTGAGGCCCGCGTCGATGGGGAAGTCCACGCCGCAGCAGGGGCACACCACCTTCATCGGCCGCGCTCCTCGATGTCGCCAACCAGGACGTGCAGCTGCGTGTACAGTTCGCGCGCCTCCACCACGGTGAGCAGGCGGAAACGACCGTCGCTGAAACACACCAGCAGGCGCAGCCCCTCGGGCAGGTGCGGCAGCGGCTGAACGTCCACGGAGAGCGCGGGCGCCGGGGCGCTGATGTCCAAGGCGAGCTGCGGCGCGCTCATGCGACGTATCCCCGGACGATGGCGGCGCCGGCCGGCAGGAAGTGCGCGGCGATGCCGATGGGTAGCCGCATTACCTCGTCGATGCGCGACTGCGGCGTTCCGCGCGAGCGCTCCCTGGCGATGATGTTCTTGCGCATGGTCTCGGCGCACTCGAGCGGCAGCTCGTCCTCGATGATCTCGTAGTCACTGACGTTCTGGCCGCGGCGCAGCGGGACCAGGCGAGTGCCGACCAGGAACAGATAGGACGGCGTCAGGGTCACGTTGCGCAGGTCGAGCGTGTAGCGCTCGACGCTGCATGCCTCGAACGCGCGGCGGCGGCGTGCCTTGCTATTGGCCATTGCCGATCACCTCCATGTTCGCGGCCTCGACGCCGAGGGCCGGCTGCTCTTCCTGCTCGGCGTTCCAGGTGAGGATCGCGGCGAGCAGGGTCGGGTGGTAGCCGCTGTCGCGGCCACACTCGCACCAGACGAGCCAGGTGCCGGTTTCGCCGTCGTGGTGCATCTCCGCGCCGTCGCGGCCGCAGCGGCCGCAGGCGGCTACCTGGGGCAGGCTGGACACGTCGTAGCCGAGCGCCGGCAGGCGGTCACGCAGTCGCATCAGTTCTCTCATACCGCCACCTTCTTTGCGCGATGGCCGCAGACGGCGTGCGAGTGATGATGCAGCGGCTGCACGTAGTGCTCGCCGCGCAACTCGGCATCGCCGGGCAGCAGCGCATCGGTGTCGTAGGTGGTGAGCGGCATCACCGCGCGCTGCGCGGGCAGCAGGTCGTCGTGGTCGCCGAGCATCACGCGGTCGGCGGCATAGTGGCGCTCGACGGCCTCCAGGATGTACTGCGGGCAGCGGATGAACATATCGAAGCGGATGCCCATATCGTGCAGGCGGTGGGACACGAACACGTTGCCCCAGTGTTCGAGGTAGGCATCGGCATAGACCGGCTGGTAGTTCTCCAGGTCGCTGCCGGTGGCGCCGAACGTGTCCACGCGCAGGCCGGACTCCTCGCCCCAGCAGGTGGCCTGGTAGCCGCCGTTGTCGTTGGGGATGGCGCCCATGATCAGGCCGTGGCGGCGCCCGAACACCATCACCGGGCGGCCGTCACGGGTGCGAAACGGTAGGGTCGAATCGAACATGGTCACACCCCCTTCACGACGTCGGCGCTGATGGTCTCGGCGCCGATTTCAGCGGCGAGATTCATGGACTTCACCACCAGGTTGTTGACCACCAGCGGGTAGAGCATGGAGACGGCCTGGTGCGTGCCGCGGCGGGTCAGCGTCAGGCGCGCGCGGATGGCGTCGAACGCATCCGGCGCGAACACCTGGCCGACCTCGCGGCCGATGCGCTTGAGCTTCATGGCCAGGTACGCCTCCAGGTCGCGGTCCAGCGGCATCAGCTCGGCGATCTCGCAGCGGCGGATCACCTCGCGGGCCTCCCAGTTCTGGCGCTCGTCCAGCTTGTTCTTCAGCTCGGGCTGGCCGATGAGGATGATCGCCAGCAACTTGCGGAATCCATCCTCCAACTCCCAGAATCGCTTGAGATATTTGAGGGTCTGAACGCTGAGGTCGTGGGCCTCCTCGATGATCAGCACATGCGAGTTGCCGGCACGGCTGGAGCCGGTCAGCAGCTTCTGGATGTGGCGCGCCTTGGCCTCGCGGGTGCGCTTGACCGGCTCCTGCGAGATGTCGCCGACGATGGCGTCGGCGATGTGCTCGGCGGTGAGGCGCGTCTTGTCCAGGCTGGCCGGCTGGATCACTGTGATGGGCGCCTGCTCGCGCTGGATGCGCTCCACCAGGTCGCGGCGCAGCGTGCTCTTGCCGGCACCGGACTCGCCGATGACGGCGAGGAATCCGCCGTGCTTGGCGGTCTGGAACATGGCCTCGCGGATGTAGCGCTGCTCGCCGGCCAGGAACACATCCTCCGGCCCCTGAACGTCGTCCACGAACGGATCGCGGAACAGCGAGAAGTGCTTTTTTGCCTGCTGTGTCAACATTTCAACCTCCGGTAACTCGTTGTCGGTTTCAAACTCGTATTGATCGGCCGCGCTGGTGCGCGCCGGTTCCTTCTTTGGAGCGGCCACCCCCCGGTGGTCCTCCTCGTCCTCGTCCCAGGCGCTGGCGATCAGCGCTTCGTCGATCCCCTTGCCGCGCAGGAACGCCTCGGTCTGGCTCTTGATGCTCTCGGCCGGCGTCTTCTTCGGCCAGATACCCCAGGACAGAATCTGTGTGGCGGTGGGCTGCGATAGCCCCTGCCCCGCGTTGCGCCCGCCACGCTGGACGATGGCGGCGGCCCACTCCGATTGTTGTATTCCATGCCGGAACAGCACGGCCTTCAGCTTGAGCGGCATGTAACGTGATCCCCCGTTTTTGTGGACGTAATCCGGTAAAACTCTGGCAGCGTTCCTCATTGCGGCTGTCCTCATTCGTCGGAATGGAATACCACGGTGGCCGGCATGCCCGTGTCGTGTATCAACGCCTGCAATTCGATCAATACATGCCTGGATAGATCGTCGGCCTGTGATATATGCGGCAGCGTGACTCCCGGCTCGTTGCTGTTGTTTACGGTGACCACCACACGGCCGTCTTGCGTGTCGGCAATCTCGATGCGATAGCGCACGCCCTTGAAGGTCGGCGGCTTTGAGGTGGAGCCTTTCACCAGAGACACAGGCGTTTTCGTGGTCATAATCACCCCCTACTTTGCGATGGAAAGAATTGGCCGGCGCGGCGCGCGCAGACGATCGGCAAGCGCGCCGAGTTCGGTCTCCGGCACGCCGGTCGGGAACCACTCGTCGATTGCCGCGTGATCGTCTGTGTCGAGCGTCAGACCGAACTCGCGCACCAGCCGCATCGCGGCCTGCACACGCGTCAGCGGCGCCACCTCGTTGACATGCCTGTTCGGCACGTCCAGCTCGGTACCGGGGCGCGGCATGTAGGACGGCAGATACACGTCCTTGAGGTGGGAGTGCGCATCGAGACCGCCGAACGGTGCGGCGTTCTTGTCCTTGGCCTTGTCGATCTCCTCCTGCGTCTTGCCGGGGAATGCGGCGCGGTCGGCGGCCTTGCCGGCCTTGTCGGCGACGGTGTCGGGCTGCGCCTTGAACTCCTGGCCGATGATGGCGGCGTCGACACGGAAGCCGGCGCGCTCGTCGTACTCGATGGGCGCCACGGCATAGACGTGTTCTTCGCCCTGGTAGTCGTCCAGATGCACCAGCACCTGGGCGCCGCCGTACACCAGCGGGCTGATGCGCACGCGGCAGCGCGGATAGATGCCGGGCACGTGCGAAACGTCATAGAACTCGGTGCGCTTGGTGACCGGGTGGCGGAAACGCACGGTGAGGTCGGCGGCGACGGTGCGTTCCTCCGGGTCGGCGGAGAGCAGGTAGCGGCACACGTCGAGATCCGGCAGCAGGCGCAGATGCTCCTGGCGGATGGTCTGCCACAGCGCGTAGCGCGCCACCGGCTCGGCCATGCCGCGGCGGTGCAGCCGGCTGTCGAAGTGCGGGATCGCGTTGGCGTTCCAGGCGTTCATCCACGCCTCGGCGGCGGCGTTCAGTTCGGCTACGCTGGTCACCGGCTCGTAAAGTAGACGAGACTCGAAGTGAGTCTCCACGATGTTGTTGGCGCCCTCAACCTGCCCCTTGGCGCGTGCGTTCTTGGCCTTGTGGGTGTACATCTCCACGCCCATTGCCTGCATCGCGTTGCGCATCGGGCCGGCCGTGTTGACGCTGCCCTTGTCGGCGACCAACATTTTCGGCGCGCCGTGGAACGGCCGGCCTTCGAGCCGGCCCCAGCACCAGAGCAGGAAGTCGTATAGGTTCTCCTGCGTTTCGCCGCGCGCTTGGTAGTAGCGCACCAGGATCGTTCCGGAGTAGTGATCGGTGAGGACGTAGCGCCAGCACTTCAGATTGCCGACCTTCTCCACCCATTCCGGCTTGTTCTTGTAGATTTCGTCGTCGCGCAGCACGCGCTGCTTGCCGTCCGGCGAGTAGTAGAGCAGGCACAGCGACGGGTCCACCTGGTGCACGTGGTTCGGGTGCAGGCTGCGCAGGTTGACGTGGGCCTTCGGCTGCTGCTGCGTGGCCAGGTCCATCTGCCGCTCGCGCAGCAATTGATTGATGCGCGAGTTGCTGACCGCGAACGAAAGGCCGTTTTCGGCCAGCAGGCTGCGGGCGTTCGGCGTGTGCATCGTGGCCTTGCCGTTCTTTCGCACGCCGAGGCGCAGGGTAGCGGACAGGTGGGTCAACGCCTCCATGTCCTGCCTGGTGGTGCCGGCGTCGGCGCGCTTCTTGCGTCCGGAGGTCCAGCCGACGCGCTTCAGCTCGTCGTAGACCTTGGCCTTGCTCCAGCCATAGGTCTGCACGAACTCCGCGACGATGCCGCCCTTGTCGCGGTGGGCGGCCTCGTCGAGCCGGCGGGCGAGCGCCCGCACGGCGTCGAGGGTGGCAAGGCTGAGCGGTTCGCTGATAGCCATCGCGCGCGCTCCTTATTCGCCGGCCTCGGGGAGCTGCACGTCCAGCATCGGCCGGGCCTTCGCCTTGTAGCCGGAGAACACTTCATCGCAGGCCTGCCACAGGTCGATGACGCGGTTCATCACCTGGGTGAGCGTGTCGTAATAGACCACCGCCATCGCCTCGTTGGCCGGCTCGTGTTCCTCCTCGCCGAACTGCTCGGTGAGGATGGCATCGCGCAGCACATCGAGACGGTCGGCCTCCTCCAGCATCGCCGCGCCCAGCTCCGTGGTCTCGATCTGGATTTCGCGGACGCGGAACGGCCATTCCTTGGTGCGCTTCTCGCGCTCGTGCACCTTTTTGTGGAGTTCGTTGATCTTGCGGTCCTTCTGCGCGATCAACTTTTCGTGCACCTCGGCGTCGTGCTGGTTCTTGTCGCGTGCTTTGCGCAGGGCGTCCTTCAGTTCGCGGACCGACATACGATCAAGTTCGTCGATGGCAAGGCCGGCGATGGTGCCGCCTTCCTCCAGTGCCTCAAGCGTCTCGTCGTCTTCCGCCATCAGCTCCAACAGCTTCGAGCGGCCGAGCGCGGCGATCTGCGGCTTGCTGGAGAACTTCAGAGCGGCCTGCATCATCTTCTGGGCGGCACGGGGCGCGATGCCGATGCGCTCCAGCGCGGCGATGAATTCACCATGCACCTCGTGCTCCTTGAGCAGGATGAGGCGTTTGCCGGCCTCCAGCAGGGCGCCGGCCGACTCGGTCAAAAAGAACCGCGCCTCGTTCTCGATACGCACCTTGTCGTAGGGCAGGTTGTCGCTGAACTGGGCGTCGATGACGCTCAGGCGCTTGGCGTTCGCGTCGGCCTCGGCGACGGCCTTATTGATGGCCTCGACGTTGACGCCTTCGGCTTCGATGGCGGGCGTGGCCGGTGTGGCTTTCTTGCGGGGCATGATCAGACCTCTCGTGTGTAGCGTTGACGGACTTCATCGACCTTGCGCTGCGAACGGTCGATGGCGGAAAGCATGGCGACGGCGATCTGCGGGATGCGCGGCGACAGGCGCCAGCGGCCGGAGTCGTCGATCTTCTCGGCGATGCCGGCGATGCGCAGGTTCTCCAGGTCGCGGATGGTGTTGGGCTGCGAGATGCCCAGACCGTGGGCGATCTCTGCGGGCGCGAGGCCGTTGACCTCGTGGCCGCCCAGGGCGAGCAGCACGCGCAGGATGCGTTGCTGCGAGGCGCAGGTGTAGTCAGCCATTGGCTTCGCCCTCCGCCTCGATGCGCTCCATGTGGGCCTTGTGCTCGCGGATGACTCGCAGCAGCTCATCGACCGTCATGTCGCCGACACGCTTGCCGGCGGCGTCGATGCGGGCACACAGCCCGGCGAAGCGCCAGTGCGCCATTCCCACGGCCCCGGAGATCAGATGGGAGGCGTCTGACTGAGCCCGGACGGCGAAGGAGCCCCCGGTAGCCGGGCCTTGGCGGGCGCAGCAGCCAAGGTGTGCCGGCGTAGAGTCATTTGTGGCCAGGGCCTCAACGAGGCCCGTGGGACGCAGGACGTGCCGGGGCCGCGCGAAGCGCATGCTTGTCCTGAGTCCGAATGTCGCCGGGTCAACTCGGATGTTACGCGGCGACTTCATGAGGGCCAGGACACGCTTGGACAATCTCGCTGTTGGTGGTGGAGGTGCGCGCGCGAAACATCGCCCCCTCGCCGAACAACAGCCAATCGGTAGAGATGCCGAATACGCCCACAACGGAGCTAATGAGGTCTTTGGAGATCGGGCGCTCTCCGCGCTCGTAGTTCTGGTAGGCCCGCAACGACAAGCCAAGGGCCGTTGCGAACTCACCTTGCGACATGAACTTCCCGCCTTGCGGCGCAGCTCGCCGTATAGCTCTGAGGCGGATTCCGATCTCGGTATCCCTGGCCGTGTAGCTCATGACGGCTCCCTCCTGCGCAGGCCGGCAGCGACCAGAATCCGCTCGCGCAGCCGCTGGGCGGCGGGGAAGTTGTTCTTCCCGGTCAGGGAATGGCTGGCGTAGCCCCAATCGACGCCGTGGGCCTTGCACCAGCCGTGCAGGCTCTCGCCGCGCTCGGTGAACCTGGCCCGCACCAGGTGGAGCAGTGGTTTGCCGGGGGCGGGGATTTGTTTCTGCATGGCTGCTAAACTCCATAATTCGTGACCGTGTGCTAAGAATGCAAACAAACGTATGCATTGTCAAGTGGTGATATCAAATGTCTATAGGCGAGCGCCTACGAGAAGAAAGGGAGCGTCTAGAACTGAGCCAGACCGTTTTGGCGGAGCTAGGCGGGGTTACTAGGATTTCCCAGGGGAATTACGAGTCAGGGAAACGCAAGCCAAAGGCCGACTATTGGAATGCTCTCGCTGAGGCCGGTGTCGATGTCCAATATGTGCTTACTGGAATGCGGAGCAACAAATTCGAGGCCGATTTGCGTGACTTGGCGGCGGTCACCAAACGAGTTATGGCGCTGGCAGAGGCAGTCAGCCCCCGCCCCGACCCCATACGACTTGGCTCTCTGCGGGATATAGCATTCCAGAATCACCTGACTGATACACAGATAACGATCCTGCTCAATCTGCTGCGACAAGCGCGTGAAGCGAACTTCTGGCTAGATAAATAAACGTGACGACAAAAGGAGCTGTGTTATGAAATGGGTTGTATGTGTTTTTGCTGTGCTGTTTTTGGTGGGATGCGGCCCGGCAAAATATGCCGTCAAGGAATCCACCGACAAATTCTCCGATCCAGCGGCGCCAGCCATGTTTGTTATGGACGGAAACACCCTTGAAACGGATGCGTCGGGGATCGCAGTCTATGGATATATGGACGCCTTCGTATCTCGTGATCGAAATTCCGGGCGCGTTGTCATGATTGGGCTGGAATATACCAGGGTCGCAACCAGCGGCGAGTTGATCTGGAGCGGGGAGCCGAAATGGCTTGCGATTCGCGCGGGGGACGAAATGGTTGTGCTGGCTGATGGCGAACGCCTGGCATTGAAGGCTATCAGCGGAAATATAGACCATGTGGTTGAACGAACTGCAACGGGGCCGTCAACAACCTATTACGACCTGGGCAGGTATTCAGTTACGGCAGAGCAACTTTTGAAGATCGCAAATGCGTCCAGCCTTGAGATGAAAGTTGCTGGGCGAGAGGGTTCTCGCGCGATTCCGCGCGCGGGGACCAAGCTCGGCGCCAACTTGCAGCAGAACCTGCGCCGCTTTTATGATGAGCAAGTCGCGCCGCATCTCCAGTAGTAACCCGCGTTAATACGCCCCACCCCCTCCCATAGTTGATCCTGCTCACATGAGCAGGATTCAACTTTCAAAGAACTTCTATCTCGACGAATTCACGCGCAGCGAAGCGGCGGCGCGGCATGGCATCGTCATTTCCGTTGATCTTGCCGGCGCCGTATTTTTCAACCTACGGCGCCTGTGTGATCACGTGTTGCAGCCACTGCGAGACGCGCTTGGTCCTGTCACAGTCCTGTCCGGATACCGCCCGCCGGAGGTGAACCGCCTGGTGGGCGGCGCGTCCACCTCACAGCATACCCAGGGCTTCGCCGCCGACATCGTCGTGTCCGGTTATACCCCGCTCCAGGTCTGCGAGTGGGTCCGCGACAACATCCAGTACTACGACCAGGTGATCCATGAGTTCGGCCAGTGGGCGCATGTATCCACGTCCGAAACTGTGTATCGGTCCAGGAGACATCAGCTGACGGCAGTTAAAACAAGGGGCGTCTTAGGAATAAAGCGGACTGTTTACCTGGCCGGCCTGCACGACATGGCCGAAGCGGCCCGGCGGGCGGCCTGACGGCCGCTTGCGTTTTTCTAAAACTGTGGATGATGGAGATATGACTGACGCGAAACCCTGGTGGGAGAGCAAGACGGTGGCGATCAACGCCGTCGCCACCGTCCTGATTGCTCTGGAGGCGCAATGGCACCTGTTGCAGCCGTATCTGCCCTTCAGCTTCTGGATGGGGATGAGCATCGCGCTGCCCATCATCAACGGCGTCTTGCGCGCCGTGACCTCGCAGCCGATCACGTTCGGGGGCGCCGGTGCGCAGCCTCTGGAGTAGGGCGCTGGCGGTGTTGGGTCTGTTCCTGGCTGCGCTGGCCGTTTGGTTCCGCTCGGATGCGAAGCGGCGCCAGGCCGAGGCGGAGCGCGACCGGCTGCGGGCGCAGGTGGCC